TCAATGCAACTACTATTGTATTGGCTGATCCTGCAACTGGACAGGTTTATCAACCACAACTGGATAGCAGCACTACTTGGTTGTATTTTGAGAACGTTAACCAATACTCTTCATCCCCCCGTCTTGTAGATCTTTCGATCACTCAAGACGATACATATCCCGAGTGTACTAACATTGTTACTGCTATCGAAGGATATTTTGATGTTGTTAACCTGGTACTGAATGGTAATGCTAATCAGGTAACCAGAGTTGAACCTATCATTGAGTCTTCGGCTCTAATTGGTAGAGCAACTGTATTTGTAATTGATACTGGTAATGGAGATACTGATCCTCATGGATTCCAAACAGGAACACCTGTAAGACTTATTCCAAGAGCAACTAATGCTGGTGTTGACAAGCGTCTAGTCAGACTACCTCGTGGTTTTGAGACTAACAGACCATACTATGTAATTGCTCCTGGCAGAGATACATATCCAAATTCGTTTAATAATACTTCAGAGTTCGATAATAGTGCAGGCACCAAGTTGCTGCTTGCTGCTACTAAAGAAAATGCTGCTGCTGGTATCTATATCTACTCTTCTGAAACAGAGAGTATGAGTCCTGACGTTGAACTATTGGTTCAGCAACAGATTCTTGACGAGAATTATGATTTGCACAGATATGTTTGTAATGTCTCTGGCATTTACATCGAAACAGATATTCCGCACACATTCGACGTACCTGTACCAAATGTCCCAGCACAAACCATCTTCTTCGCTACATCTGGTGATGCAAGTTCTCAACTACCGACTATTTCGGGTGCTGGTGATGTGGCAACAGATGTGTATTACTTCCCACGTTTTATCTCCAAGACGAAGTTTAGCGTTCACACCACCCAAGCAGATGCTCAAGCTGGTACAAACGCTGTCATATTTACTGCAAATAGCGGAAGTGATTTTGTTGTCTATGGAAACAAAAAGACTTCCCCCCTCAAGTACGACCCAGTTAGCTTCCAAAGATGGTATCTAAATGTCAAGGATGAGTCTTCAGGTGGTACTGATCCTAATGCTATCCTCACCAGATTCCATGCTACTGACTTTGTAGATGGAACTGGTAATCTATTCACCCCAGATACCTGGTATGAAAGAATTGAGGATGATAGACCTGCTCTCGATAGAATTTATCGCTTGCGTTATGTTCTGCCACAGTATCTACAGACAGTTCGTGAACCACTCAATGGTTATGTTATTAAGTCAAGAACTGATGATAGAAGACGCCTGAAGGCACAGAAGTTCTATCTAGAACCCTTCAGCAACGGCGCACCAGCGGTTGCACAGTTCTTTAACCCTGCGAGACCTACCGAGCAATTAGGACTGTCTCTAGCGGATCTGGACGCTGCTAGTGTTGATATTAGTGGTGGATTCTATGATCCATACGAAAATCCACTACAAGTTGAGTTTGAGTCCAAGATTGCGACGACAATTCAGTCTGCTAAAACTATTTCTGTTGACCCTCAAGGAACAGGAACTGAAGTAGACAGACTTGAGTTGACTGTATTTGATCATACAATTATCAACCAGCAATTGAAGAATGAAATCTTCACTGTTATTGAGATTGGACCTCCACAAGGTGCAGGCATCCAAACCAGTATTTACAATAGTAATTCCGACAACTATATCAGTTGGACTGGTTATTGCTCTGGATCTGGTTATGTTCATGCATACTATCAAGCCGATGCAACAGCATTTGTTATCCTGAAGAACATCACTGGTAAGATTGATTATAATGTCTATAGTCCTACTAACTTTGTTCAGAACAATGGGACGTTCTTCAATCTAACTGGACAACCTGATGCATATCCCACTTCTCTTTCTAGATCGGACAGAAAAAATTTCCTGTATAGAATTGAGGGTGCTAATGTTTATACTGCAGTTCCTGGTGATAAGATCACCACACCTGGTGGCGACACATATACTATTTCTAGACTCGAAGATGTTCCTGATATTGATGATACCTTCTACATCTTCAATATTGAGACTATTCAAGAACAGATTCCTCTTCAGCAAGATGGTATCTACTATCTGACTGCTGTTCGTGGTAACATCTCTCCATATCCTCTGGGTGCTGGTGTTGGAACTAACTTCCACTACTACAAATTCTCTCAACCTATTTCTAACCTGTATCCTCTGGATTATAAGAATGATCCACTGTGGTTCCAGGTCAGTCTTACCACTGGAACTAGAGATCTAACTATTCTTGATCCCCCAGCATCAGCAGCTGCTGCAGATAACTACGTTCATGGTCTTGTTACTCTTAACGACTACAAGTTCAGTGAAACAAAAGAAGCAGTTGTTGACCTGACTAGAACTTCGCCTTTTGCTGCTTATGAGTTTACTAATACTACAAGTGATCTGAACAGTGCAATTCTGGACAACAGATTGCAGGCACAAGAAGGTAATGCATCTGTAGGTTCCGAGAACAGACAGATTCCTATCTCTGGTGACTCTGTATATCCTCTGGAGAAGAGATTCTATACAGAATTGCGTCGTCCTTCGATTGCAAGATCTGGTAACCACACGTTTGAGTACCTTGGTTTCGGTCCTGGTAACTACTCAACTGGTTTCCCACTTCGCCAGGAAGTTGTTCTATCTGATAAGCAAGACTTCTACGCACAAGCAAAACGTGAAGACGGCGGTATTGTCTTCTACACGGGTCTAAACTCTAACGGTGACCTCTATATTGGTAATCGTAAGATCAACGCTATTACAGGCGAAGAGACGTTCCTTGAGCAGGCAGTTCTTGAGGATAGTGGTGATGACGATGAAGGAATCGGCGCACTAGTTACTACTTTCGATACAGCAGTTACCTTTAATGATAAGGTAACCATCGAAGGTGATACTTTCCTTAACAATCCTGTTACGATTAACGTCGATCCTCTGGAAGGTGATGCACTTCGCATCCTATCTCTGGTTGACACTGGTGATGATCCCACACAAGACAGATCTTCCTTCAGAGATACAAGAGATGGTGATATTATTCTCACCAAGAACCAGATTGAAGCTGCGGTTTACAAGTTTAACCCACGCGGTAATGTAAATGATCCTGGTCAAGTTTATACCTGGAGAACACATTACACTGGTGGTCTTCCCTCTAATGCTTCTCCTGATAACACTGGTCTTCTATCTGCTGGTCAAGGTGGAACTGCCTTCTATACTCTACAGAGTATTACTTATGGATCTTCTATCCTACCTGCAGCTGGTGATGTTCTATACAAGGGTCTAGAAGTTGGTAGTAGCGGTTCGATGGGTTGGGTTTACTCCAACTTCTTTACTGAACTAGGTGATCTACAGATCTTCTCGATTACTTCTAATAATACAGCAGAACTTACAATCACATGGGCTGCTGGTCTAGACAATAACGGACTAGGAATTAGAGTTGGTGAAAATCTACGTATCTCTAACTTCAGTAACTCGTTCTTGAATGGTACGTGGGCAGTTCTTGCTGGTGGATTCTCTGGAACAGGTAACACCTGTACGATCAGAATCTTCAATGAGATCGCACAGAATGTCTATGCATGGGGAGATGAAGGTCCTGGTGCGAAGATGGAAATCTCCAAGTCCAGATGGAAGGAGACTGGCGTCATCGGTGCTGAAACACTTCGCACAAGAACTGAAGTACCTGGTGATTACAGACTGGGTATCAACACTGTCGGCAGAATGGCGAAGGAAGGTGTACTCACCGCTTCCGTAACTGCTGAAACAGATCCAAGATCTAACTTGGATGTTGTTGGTAACGCATTCATCAGTGGTAAGAATTTAGTAACCTATGATGCTGTTGGTGCAGTAACTGCAAACAACTACCTAGCAGAACCTTCTGTTGGTAAGACATACTTTGCACTCACTAATGCATTCTTGGTTGGTGGTGACAGTTCTGATCCTGATGACTTTGCTACTCTTCGTGTTGCAACTTCTGATCTAGCAAGTGCTAATCAATCCTCTACTTACAGAGCAGGTGGTCGTGTTGGTGTTAACACCAGCATCGGTCTAGATGCATCTACTGAACTTGATAAGAACTTCGTTGTAATCGGTGATTCCAGATTTACTGGAAACATGCAGATTCAGGATGACTTGAGTGTAGATGGTGGAGACATTAACTCTACTTCAGAAACATTCAGGTTCCTAACTGATAACGTTGACTTCCTTATTGCTGCAAGTGATACCGAATCGTTTAACATCGGTAACAACACTACAAGTGATCAACTCATCAACATTGGTAACAATGTTTCTGATTCTTCTTCTCATACATTGAGAGTTGGTGCTAACGCTGGTGTCACTACCTTCGAGGTTCACAAGCGTTCTACTAACGCATTTGTTGATATCGCATCAGTAGAGGATGTAGTAGGTTCTGCTTGTTCGATCAAGATTGGTGGTGCTGCTCCTAACCTGAACTCTCAAACCTTAATTGGTACATATCAGACTAGACTAAATGGTACTCTGGAAGTTGGTGCTTTCGCTGGTACATCTATCGCTAGAATCTTCACCACTGCAGCTACGCTGAATATTGGTGACGGACAGAACACTACGAGAGTTACTGTTGGTGCTAACTCTTCTACGGTAGACATCGCAGCACTTGGTGGTCGCACCACGATTAGAAACTCGCTACTCGTTCAGGGTAGCACCACATCCAACTCCACCATTAAATTGTCTGGTGGTCTAAATGCTGGTATTATTGCAATTGATAGAGCAAGATTCGGCACTTCTCCATCGGAGCATATCGTTGGATCTCTCGACAATCCTAACATCACGTTCCTCAAGTACATCCAGCTTGGTAGACAAATTGATACCGCTGGTGTTGGACCTTGGGGTGGCGATCAGTACCTCCTATCTGGTGGTCAGGTTGCTGCAATTGATAACATTACTCCAGAATCGAGTGCAACATGGGTTGCTAACGAGACTTATTCGTTCATCACACCTACTGGTGGTACAGGTAACGGTGCTCTGTTCACTGTTCAGGTTCTATCTGACGGTACAGCAGACATTAGTCTAGTATCTCCTGGTTCTGGTTACTCTGACAACGATCTGCTGACTATTGAAGCAGCGAAGTTGGGTAACTCTGGCGGTGCTGATCTATCATTTAGGGTTAATGGAACTAATGATTCTGGTAACGTATACTTACTACCAGTCACTAAACCATCTGTCAATGATTTCCAGATTGGTGATCTACTGTTTATCGAGAGATCAGTACAGGTAACTGGACAGGATACAAACATTTCTCCTGTTGGTGAACAGTACAGTGAACTTCTTGAAGTTGCTGGTCTTACTAATATCACCGACCCTGCTGATCCTCTCGGTTTCAGAATCTTGGTTACTCGTGCTAAAGATGGTACGACTGCAAGAACTGATCACCCAGATAATGCAATCGTCTCCAAGTTTGATAAGCAACTCAATGCTTCGTTTATCACTGGATTTGACTTTGATAACAATGGAACTCTAGATCCTACATCTAGTGTTACGATTAACGATAATTCAATTCTAACAATCGTTGCTGATGGCACTGATATCGTCACCATTAATTGGAATAACGAGACTAACACTAGTGTTGGTGCTGATTACGGTGAGTTTATTACAATCGCGCAGACGGACATCGTTGGTCTAAATGGTACATGGCCAATTCAAGGTGGTATCAGTGGTCCTGCATCTAGTCTACAGATCAAGACAAGTCAATATGTTTCGACAGGAACTTACGTCTGGTCTGATCAGGCGGCATCTGCCGAACTTAAGATCAATAGTGGTGCTGGTCTACTGGCAGATTCGGCATCTGTTAGAATCGGCGTTGCAGAATTTGGTGGTGTTCTAACTACCAGCGATTACCTGCTCCTATCTGATTCTGAAATTGTTAAGGTTGATGCTTTGGTATCTACCGACATTCAGTCTCTGATTGTCACAGACGGTGGTGATCCTGAAGTTGAGGTATTTAAGGTTGAGTCTACAACTGGTAAAACATTCGTAGGCAACACACTATCGGTTGGACAAGGATTTAACAAGTTCATTGTTGATGGTGGAACTGGTGATACCGTAACTCAAGGTAAACTAACCACCAATGATACTCTGAAGGTAAGAGGATCTGTTGTAGAACTGACCCAGTTCTTCACACTAACCAACGGCGGTTCATCAGGTATTGCTGAAAGAAACACACTTCGTGTTGATACTGCAACTGGTGATCTAGAAATTTATGGTGGCGACTTCAATATCTTCGGACCTGATGGCACTACACCACGTCTACAGTTCAATAATTCTTCAGGTGACTTCACTACCTTCGGTTCATTCTCTGCTCTGGGAACTGGAACATCTGTATTTGGTGGTAGTATCCTTGCTGGTGGTGATCTTACTGTCAACGGCGGTGATCTAACGGTTAACTCTGGTGGCACTGAAGTCTTCGGTGTTGATGAAGATGGCGCTGTTACTGTCGCTGGTATCTCCAACTACTTCTCACAAACTGGTGGTCGTAAGTGGGTCTACAGCGATTCCTTTGATGTTGATGCAGAAGCAAATACAAACTACTTCCTCAATATCTCTCAAAATACGGTCGTTAAATTGCCTACAGGAGCTTTGATTGGTGACATGATTAGAATCGTTGATATCGGCGGTCTACTTACCTACAACCTCTCGCTGGTTGTAAGAGCACCATCTACAATTAAAGTTCAAAATGCAAGTGATAACACAGGCACCACTCTATTGACGGGTAATACTGCTGACCTAAATGGTTATGATGGTGGCGAACTAGTCGTTCAGACACCTAACGCTGGATTTGCACTAGTATTTGCTGGTACAACTGATCCAGATGGTAATACCGCAGTTCCAATAGGAAAAGACGGATGGTTCTTAATCGAGGTTTGATTTAATGTTCTACCAGGAGTCAAAGACAGCAAGAGCGGCAGTGGTTGGAACCATCATGCCATGGACGGGAGGGTTGAGTGACATCCCTCCTGGGTGGATTTTATGTAGTGGTGGTGTTGTAGATGCTGCAGATTATCCATTGCTTACACAAGCAGTTGGTAATACATATGATGCTTTAGGTGGATCTATTACAGGAAATTTCCCAAATTATACTGGGACAATTAAACTCCCTGATTTGAATGAAAAAGCTTTGATGGATATTGAAACTTCTTACTTTGCTCCCAGAGCATCTGGTGGTACTGGTAGGGATGCAGATATAGATCCTGATGCGCTCACTATTATGTCGCCAATTATCGGTGACAATGAGGATAATGGTATTACTACTATCTTCACAAATGTCACTATTGATGTTATCTTTAATATCAATGCAGATGACAGAACTGGATACCAAGGAAAAATTACAGGCAACACAAAAGAAGATGGAGAAGGTGTTGCTACAGTTTATACTGGTCCCAGAAAATTAGGAAGAAAGCACGTCAAGAGACATAATCACCCAGGAACATATCCAACTCTGGAGGTTCAGAATCCACAATTACCTGGAGATGGTGTTGCTGGTTACGAGAATATTGCGTACACCTTATATCACTCACACGTTGATAACGAGGGTGGTGGTCAAACAGGAGATACTTATTACTTTGGTTGGTCTGATGATAGTGCTGGTGATGGTTCGACTAGTAATGTTAATGCTGCTCCTGGACTCGCAGCTGGTAATGTAACTGGTAGTACAACTCCAGCTGGTGCAGAACTTGATTACATGTTTACTTGGCCAGCAGCTAATGCTACAATACCATCTGGATATAATGGAGGATCGCAGGGTGTTGTTGTAGCACATGTGAGATCGGAGAACCCTCCCGTTAACATGAAACCCCAATCCGTACTAGGATCTCCAATTTCAAGTCAATTTGCTGTAACTAATTTAAGACCTGAAGGACCATTTTTGGATTCTAATCGTGCGGTTCCAGCTGCAGCTCGTGGTGGTAGTTTTAATATTCCTTCTGGTCTTAAGAACTACTATGATTCTTCAAATCAAACAGCATCACAAGTTCGTGCTACGATGATGAGTCATGCTGGAGTTAATTTTACCTCTAATGATCTGGGTTTAGGTGGTAATGTAGGTGATTCCATTGAAGCACATGATCACGGAGAGTTTGATATTGAGTTTGACTCTGGTGGTTTGAGACCTGCAACTAGTATTATCACTGACGTTAACGTGCCTGGTACAGTCAATGTAGATAATACACAGAATGAGAGAGCATTGCAAATAGATATGAACATCTCACAACCAACACTTTCCTGCATATACATCATCAGAGCATACTAAAATGGCAAAGTCAATATCTACTAATTACGCCAGACAGAAATCTCACTGGGGTGGTGTTCCTGGAACTATTCAGATGCATACTGTTTACGGAATGGGATTTAATAATGATCCTAGTACGGCAGTATTCAGAGATAATATTCCTGGTGGATTTTTGAGGTGTGATGGATCTATTCTAAATGTAAAAGATTATCTGCTATTGTCTAAAATTTTAGGTGTAGGAACCGAATGTAGATTTGCAAAAGAAAATGCAGTTCTACGTGATCCAGATGCTGACACAGGAGATCTTGGAACATTTCAGATACCTGACCTAGGATCTAAAGTTATCATCGGTGGTAGAGGATCTGGTGAGTATCGTGATACAACAATGGAGAACAAGCCCAACCAGAATAAGGTTGGTGTTGAAGTAACTCCACAGACACCTCTTGGCGAAAGACTATTTACAAATTACGTCTCTAATACTGGTGATGGCATGAAACTTACTGCACAAACATCTATTCCTTTTAGAGGCAATATCAAGTACAACATGCCCTCTTATGTAAGTCCAGAGATTCTTTCTATTGAACAGTATCAAGCACATCAACATGAGGCTGACTCACACGTTCTAAACACCACAGCGTCTCAATATCGTATTGATGGTGATGGACTAACTGGCGACAGCTCCACAGCATATAGTGCAAATGTAGAGGCAGAAAATATTTTGGATGAAACTCAACCAAACGTTCAGAGAGGTTCACCTAGTCACGATCACAGAATTTCAAAACCTTTCACTTACTCTCAAAACTTCAGTTATTCTTTCCCTGCTGCTAATATTCCACTAGATGACATGGAATCATACATCGATGTTGACACAACTAATTTAGAAGTATTGAACCAGGTTGTAACTCCTTTCATTATGGTACATTACATTATCAAGTTTTGATATGGCTCAATACAACAGTCAATATACTTATAGTAGTAGCTTAACATTAAGAGC